TTTTTGGGGTGCGTTCGGTGTCCATTTCTGATCGCTTGCGCGAAGAACGTGAAAAGTCCGGGTTGAGCCAAGAAAAATTCGGCCAAATCGGCGGTGTAACAAAGAAGACCCAGTTGTTGTATGAGTCTGGGGCTAGAACACCGGACGCGGCTTACTTGCGCGCTGTCGCCGGCATCGGCGTGGACGTTCAATACGTCCTGTTAGGGATACGCTCACAAAATCTGGACGATGTCATGCTGTCTGATGAATTCGTTCAGGAAACAGTGCGTGAAATGGGTGCGAGACCAGTGTTCTTTGTGCTTAGCGATGATGAGGCTGAATTGATCGAGTCATTCCGTTCTGCACCACTCGCCGTGAAGGCCGCTGTCATCGGCGCACTGGCGGCTGGCGTGCTGCCCGCCTCAAAAATAAAACAAAAGGTTTCAGGTGCCGCCAACCAGGTGGCCGCCGGAAATGTCGTCAACCAAAACCAGGGGGAAGTTCATGTCGGAGGTAAGTCAGGAGGCAAGCGCAGGCGCTGAGCAGATCGGCGCGGGCAAGACGGTCAACCAGACCAAGATCGAAATCCATATCGCAGAGCACAACCAGGGCGTCCAAACCGTTGTGATCGGCGCGGTTTACACCGAGCCGGTGCATATCCACGTCACGTTGGAGAGGGCATGGTGATGATCAGCACCACCATCGAGACGCGCCGCGACGAGGAAACTGCCGCGCTGATGCGCGAAGCGACGGCCGCCAAGAATGTGCGAGACTGGCCGCGTGCCATCGATTGCCTGCAACGGGCCAAGATGCGCATGGGCAGTGGCCACACCATTGATGCCTGGCTGCGCCTGCCTGTGTTCCTGCAGCAGGCTGGCCGCTTCAGCGAGGCGATGGCCGAGTTCGCCTGGCTCGTCGAGCGCGTGAATGCAAGAGACCAGAGACTTATTGGTGATGGGGGGCCGTACTTTATGCAGCGGCTAATGGCTGTATGCCTGGCGCACATCTACGACAAAATGCGACTAGCCTGCAAACGCGAGAAGTTGCCGGAGCAGGCTGAGCGTTATGCAGGCATGAAGGATGAGCAGGATGATCTAGCCGACAAGCTGGAGCGCCTGGTCGAGAAAGAACGGAAGGCCGAGCGGGCCGCTTATGAGCGGAAACGTCGCGACCGGAAAGAGCGGCTAAATAAGGGCGGGTGATGCGCTGGTGGCTGCCAGTGGGCAGCCACAGACGAATGCGGCGTTTATAAACATTCATAAACGCCTTAATGGGGCGCTCGGTCGCGCTCTTCTCGCTCGCCAAATCCGAAGTGTCTGGCCAATCGTGATTGACGACCATGTCCTGGCCGTCGTAGTCTGAATTAAATCCTCGCTCGGTTCTCGCTGAAGCGCTTCAGCGTTAATCCATACCCCAGCCGCCCGGAAGATGGGCGGCATGAGCAAAACCCAATCCCGCATTGCTGTCCTGTTTAGCGCGCTGCTTCCCGCTGCGAGCGAGCTGCGCCTGCTGCCGGCCGGCCGCTTCACCCCGGCGGACGGCCGCAAGATGGATGTGCCGAGCTGGCACATCGACGGCAAGATCGCCGAGAAGGTCATCGCCCGCTTCACGGCCCGCACCGATGATCGTGTGATCGACTACGAGCACCAGACCATCCTGACCGAGAAGAACGGCAAGCCCGCGCCGGCTGCCGGCTGGTTCAGCGCCATTGAATGGCGCGAAGGCGATGGCCTGTACGCCATCGGCGTCAAGTGGACAGACAAGGCCGCCGCCATGATCGCGGCCAACGAATACCGTTACCTCTCCCCGGTTTTTTCCTACGACAAGCAAGGCAACGTCCTGGCTATTCTGCACGCGGCCATTACCAACAACCCTGGCCTCGATGGCCTCACCGATCTCACCGCCACGCTGACCGCGCATTTCCAACCCAAAGAGGAGACCGACATGGATCTCAAGCAATTGCTCGCCGCCCTGGGGCTGGGCGAGGACAAGACCGAGGCTGACGCCTTGACCGCCATTACCGCCCTGAAGGCGAAAGCCGACAAGGTCGACGGCCTGGAGGGCCAGGTCGCCACGCTGAAGGCGCAGGCCCCGGACCCGGCCAAGTTCGTGCCGGCCGAAACCGTCGCCGCCCTGCAGGGTCAGGTTGCCGCACTCACTGCCCAGATCAGCGGCGACCAGGTCGAGCGCCTGGTGCAGGAAGGCCTGGCCGACGGCCGCATTCTGCCGCCGATGGAAGGCTGGGCCCGCGAGCTGGGCAAGAAGGGCGTGGCCGAGTTGAAGGCGTACCTCGACAACGCCAGCCCGGTGGCCGCCCTGAAAGGCACGCAAAGCGGCGGCAGTGGCGGCGGCAACCACAAGGAAGGCGAGCTGGACGAAGGCCAACTGGCCGTCTGTCGCCAGATGAGCATCGATCCCGAGGCTTACAAGGCAACCTTAGCCGAGCAGGCGGCAGCCTGATCGCCGCCGCCAACCGCACCGTCACTTAACAGGAGACAAACATGGCTGCACTGACCACCGACCGCGCCACGGCTGAACGCCAGGGCGACGAATTTTCCTTCGATGTTGCTGCTGCGGTGATCTGCCGCGCAGGCGGCATCGCCGTCCTGGATGCCTCCGGCGACGTCAAGCCGGCCGTCACTGCTACCGGTCTGGTCTGCGTCGGCCGCTTCCAGGAAACCGTCGACAACAGCGCCGGCTCCGCTGCAGGCGTGAAGGCCAAGGTACGAGCCGGCGTGTTCCGCTTCGGCAACTCGGCCGCTGGCGACGCCATCACCAAGGCCGAGATCGGCGATACCTGCTACCTGGTCGACGACCAGACAGTGGCCAAAACCGACGGCACCGGCACCCGCAGCGCCGCCGGCAAGATCGTCGACGTGGACAGCGCCGGCGTCTGGGTGCGCATGGGCCTGTAACCGGGTCCAACGGCAAGCCAACCTTTTCTAGTCACTTAGGAGACCACGATGAAAACCACCTTGAAGTACCTCTCCCTGGTTGGCCTGGCCGTCATGGCCGCGCTGGCCTTCCCGGCCGCCTATGCGCTGCCGATCACGCCCGATGGCCACGGTCTGCAGATGCTCGGCTTCGCCGGCTTGCTGGTCAATAAGGGCACACTCGATTCGATCTTCACCGGGCTGAAGACCCTCTTCAACAACGCGCTCAAGGCTGCACCGGGAAACTGGCAGGCCACGGCGATGGAGGTGCCTTCCACGGGTGCCGGCGAGGATTACGCCTGGCTCTCGCGCTTCCCCAAGATGCGCAAGTGGGTAGGCGAAAAGTTCGTCAAGGTGCTGGAGGCCGGCAAGTTCTACAAGAAGAACGAGGACTGGGAGACCACCATCTCCGTCGACCGTAACGATATCGAGGATGACCGCCTCGGCATCTACAACACCCAGGCTATGGGTGCGGGCGAGTCGGCCGGCGAGCTGCGCGACATCATCGTCGATGACCTGAAGAACGGCGCCTTCGCCAACGCCTGCATGGATGGCCAGTACTTCTACGACACCGACCACCCGTTGAAGAACAGTGACGGCACCACCACCAGCGTCAGCAACAAGGGTACGGCCGCACTGTCCGCCGCCACTCTGGCGGCCGCCACTGCCAGCTATGGCGCTGCCCGTCAGGCCATTATGGGCTTTACCGACAGCGAGGGTATGCCGCTGCGGCTGATCCCGGACACCCTTGAAGTGCCGCCCGCCCTGGAGGCCGTCGCCCGCATCCTGTGCGAGAAGGACAAGCTGGTCGACAACTCACCCAATCCCTACCAGGGCACGGCCAAGGTGCTGGTGAACCCGGCGCTCACCAGCTCCACCGCTTGGATGCTGCACGTGACCAGCAAGCAGTCGGTCAAGCCTTTCATCATCCAGATGCGCAAGGCCCCGGTATTTGTGAGCCAAACCGACATGGCCGCCGATGACGTGTTCAACAAGCGCGAGTTCAAGTACGGCGCAGAGGCACGCGCTACGGGCGTGTATGGCTTCTGGCAGCTCAGCTACGGCAGCACCGGCGCCGCTTAACCCTGGGCGCTGACCATCAGCCCCTTCCGCGTGAGGGGGCTGCAGTGAGCGCCGCAGGGGCCGAGCCCTGTAAACCACAGCAAGGAGAGACCAATGTCCAGCAAGAAACCCGCATCCTCGAATGCCAAGCCTGCGAAGGCGGCCACTTCTGCCGGAAGCGTCAAGAAAGCCGCCCCCCAGCCGCCCCATGCGGCTGGGGCTGCAGGTGGCCAGGCCGATGAGCATGTCGTTACTGCTACTACCGAGAGTATTCAAGGCGAACCTGGAGAGGGTGTTCAGATCGACGGCCAGGGCCTTGATCCTGTCGCTATCAAGAACGACAAGACCGAGGTCACCGCATTCCTGGTCAGCGCCAAGCGCGACGGCTTCCGCCGCGCCAACCGCTCCTGGAGAAAAGAGCAGACCCGCGTGCCCGTCGACGAGCTGAGCGAAGACGAGGTAGCCGCCATCATGGCCGAGCCGATGCTCGATGTCGTGAGCGTGGTGGATTAAGCCGGCATGGGCTACGCCACCCAGGCCGACCTCGAAGCTCGCTACGGCGCGGAGGAGATCCTCCAGCTTGCCGACCGCAACCGCGACGGCGTGATCGACGCCGGCGTGATCGACCGTGCGCTCGCCGACGCCGATGCCGAGATCAACGGTTACCTGGGCGGCCGCTACCAGCTGCCGCTGGCCGATGTGCCCCAGATCATCAACGTCTACGCCTGCGACATCGCCCGCTTCCGCCTATACAACGACCTGGCTACCGAGGAGGTGCGCAAGCGCTACGAGGACGCGATCAAGTTCATGCGCATGGCGGGCGAGGGCAAGGTACGCATCGGCCCGGCATCGAGCGGCGCCGAGCCCAGCCAGGCCGGCGGCGCGGAGATCGAGTCCGGCGGCCGGGTGTTCGGCCGTGATCAGGCTGGGTTCATCTGATGCTCACCGCCCTGGAAAACGACCTGGTCGACCTGATCGAGGCCAGCCCGCTCAATGGCAAGTTGCGTGTCGGCACCCTGCCTCGGATCTCGCCCGACGTGATCGAGCGCATGGCAACCACCGCCCCGGCGGTCTACATCGCCTGGCGCGATCTCAAGCCCGACGGCGAAGAGTGCAAGGTGACCTTCGAGCTGCTGCTGCTCGCCAGGAACGCCCGCGGCCACGAAGCCGCTCGCCAAGGCGACGGGCTGACCATCGGCCTGTACGAGGAAGCCGCGACCCTGCTGGCGCTGCTGAACGGCCAGGGCTGGCGCATCACAGGCGCGGCTGCTGCGCGCAGTGCGGGCTGGGAGGGCAAGGGCATCTATGCCGCGACGATGACGGCCGAAACCAACCGAACCATGCCGCACGAGATCGATGCGGCCTTGCTCGCCACGCTGAGCGACTTTGTGACGTTCGACGCCGACCTGGATATCCCGCCGTTCGAGACGGCTACCGAGCACGATAAGTGGCTGGCCGGCGACCAGACCACCAGCCGCCCGGACGCCGAAGACACCGTAACCCTGCCCCAATAGTGAGGAGACGCCATGCAAACCCGTTTCATCAAACCCGCTCCCGGCCTGAAGGTGCGCAAGCCCGATGGCGGCGAACTCAAGGCCGAGGGCGAGAAGGTGGAGATCAACAGCTACTGGCTGCGCCGCCTGGCTGATGGCGACGTGTCCGCAAGGGATACCGTCCCCGGCGCCCGCGGCGCCGCGGACATAGTCCCGGCCGCCCCCAAGAAATTGCCCAAGGAGTAAGCCATGCCCGATAACGTCAGCTTCAACGAGATTCCGCTCGATATCCGCACGCCGGGCCAGTACATCGAGATCGACAACACCAAGGCGCTGAAGGGCCTGCCCAGCCAGGACCGCAAGCTGTTGATCCTGGGCCAGCGCCTGGCCGCCGGTTCGGTCGCCCAGGGCGTGCCCACCCGCGTGACCAGCGCCGAGGCGGCAGTCGGCTACTTCGGCCGCGGCTCGATGCTGGCCAACATGATCGCCGCCGCCAAGAAGGCCAACCCCTACAGCGACCTGTGGGCCGTGGCCCTGGACGACAACGTCGCCGGCGTGGCCGCCACGGGCACCATCACCTTCACCGGCTCGCCGACCGAGGCCGGCA